GTCAAAGACGATCCACAGATGGGGCCAAGGCTCAATGAGATCAAGACCACGATCTCTCGAGCCATCGACGGCCTTGGCGATCCAAAGCTTGCGCAGGATTTTCGTGCGGCCATGGACTTCACTGGCGCTGGAAATCACCCTGCATTCATTAAGGCCTTCTGGAAGCTTTCCCAGAAGGTTACTGAAGGTGGCCACGTAAGTGGTAACGGGCCTTCACCAGCCGCTCAACCCAATGGGGGCAGACCGGCTAGTGCGGCTCAAGCTATGTACCCGAACCTACCGTCTAACCGCTAGCCCAGCCACTGACCGTGGATGAACGAAGATGGGTAACCGGCCGCAACAAAAGGAGACTCTGGATTAGGAGGCCATCATGGCCACTATTGGGGCAACTGCCCTAACCTACGCGGACTGGGCCAAGCGAATGGATGACGGCTACCACGTAGCCGTGATCATCGAACTGCTCAGTCAAACGAACGAGATCCTCGATGATATGCTTGTTGTTGAGGGCAACCTTCCCACCGGTCATAAGACTACAGTCCGCACCGGACTGCCGCAAGCCACGTGGCGCCTTCTTAACACTGGTGTGCCCAACGCCAAGTCGACGACAGCGCAGATTGTGGATACTTGCGGTAACCTGGAAACCTACGCTGTCATTGACAAAGATGTTGCAGATCTCAACGGCAACACTGCGGATTTTAGACTTTCGGAGGTGAAGGCCTTCCTTGAGGGCATGAGTCAGCAGGTTGCGGCAACTCTGATCTACGGCAACCAGCACATCAACCCAGAACGATTTACTGGGATGGCTCCAAGGTACTCCACGCTCAATACCGCCAATTCCCAGACTGCGGCCAACGTCTTGAATGGTGGTGGTACTGCATCTACCAATACTAGCCTTTGGATCGTGGTCTGGGGACCTGACACTTACCATGCCACTTTCCCCAAAGGCAAGGTAACTGGCCTGCAACATAGGGACATGGGCGAATGGCCTGTGCAGGACGCTAGTGGCAACACCTACCAAGCTTATCGAGATCACTTTAAATGGGAAATTGGTCTCGTTGCTAGAGATTGGCGATACGCCGTCAGAATCGCCAACATTGACATCACCCAGCTGTCTGGTGTCAATGCAGCCAATCTCATCAACTTGCTCGTGCGAGGCTTGTACCGTCTCCCGACAGCTCCAGCGGGTGCTACAACGATCCAGACTTCGGACACGCCTGAGGTACGGGCGAATATGGGTCGAACCGTTATTTACTGCAATCGTGTCATCCGGACGTACCTCGACCTCCAAGCGATGAACAAGACCAACGTCCTGCTCCGGATCGAGGAGTTCGACGGTAAGCCGGTCACCACGTTCAGGAGCATCCCTGTTAGGACTTGCGACGCTATCCTGAACAACGAAGCGCAAGTCGTATAAAGGAGATCTCTGATGATCCTCGACGGTCTACTCCAGTTCACTGGAGCCAATGGCGATAGCCCAACGGCTACTGCCGTTTCCACCAATGTCATCGATCTGCATATGGCTGGTATTCCTGTCCTTGCTTCGGGCCAGGGTGCCAGAGATATGGGCATCGGCGACGATCCTGCACTGAAACTCCTCGTATTGGTCACAGCGGCCTTTACAGGTCTGACTAGCCTTGCAGTCGCCCTACAGGGAGCGACTGATGATGGTACGGGCAATCCCGCGGCTTTCAGCACGTGGTGGACTGGTCCTGCCGTTGCTCTGGCTAGTCTGACGGCGGGGGCACGGTTGTACGACATGGATATGCCTAGGCCTCCTGCCGGTATAGCCGTCCCCCGCTTCCTTCGCATGAACTTCACCATTGTCGGTACTGGCACTGGTGGAACGATCAAGGCCTGGATCGTCCTCGATCGTGACGATCACATGTACCAAGCGACCAACAATGCCATCATGGGTGGTTACCCTGCTGGCGTGACTGTAGCCAACTAGGAGGTTGCTATGCGCAAGTCACTTGTAGGCTGCACCTTGCTTGGGCTTGCGCTGGCAATTGGGCTGGGGTTCACAGGGGCCCCAGCCCAACCTGTTGGCCCGCCTAATGAGGTTATCTGTAACAAGATCAACAATGGACAGTCTGGAGCAACCGTTGGTATCTCAGTAGCTCCGGTCCCGAACCAGTCGATCTCTATCTGTGGTTTCCTCGCTAGTGCTGGAGCGGCGACCGGAACCTTCCAGCTAATCGGCGGCCAGGGTGGAACCTGTGGCACCCAAACGGTTATGCTAACGCCGGTGATATCGCTTCCGGTCAATGGGAACGTAGTCGATCATAACTCGGCTGCTTGGTATACGCTGCCACCGCTTTCCAATCTTTGTATCGTGATAACCGGGACTGGGCCGGTGGCTTACCAAATCTACTATGCACAGTTCTAGGAGGCAAGAATGGCAAGGTACAGAGCACTTGGCGCCTTCGTGGTCGCTGGCAAGCGTTACAAGGCTGGTCAAGCTTTCGCTGACACTGCGGCCAATGCTCAGGCCGGAGACGTAGTCTGGAACATTACATCCGCGAACTTCTCGCCGATGCTTGTTCCACTGGACGCAGGTGCGATCGCTATCAAGGCCGGAAGTGTACATGCAGGCTCAGTTGTTCCAGCGACTATCACTGGTGCAAACTCTATAGAGGCATAAAATGGCTAGATGGAAATTAATGGAGGCTCACTATCTCAACGTTCCTGGGACGGAATGGGAATACAAGGAAACCAATCGCGAAACAGGTCGTCAAGCCCGGAAGATCTACGAAGTCCCACTTTATCTAGATCCAAAGGATGCGAGCTATTGGACCGATCGAGCCGAGGAGCTTATCATTGTTACCAACAAGTTTGATCCGGCCCATCCAAGGGATATCGTCTTTGCTGGGCCGCCTACGCCCAATATGGAACCAATTGATGCTGAGGCACAAGCTATATCGGATGAAGAAAGCTCGAAATGGATCCATCCAATCGAAGCGCTAAACATGACCTATAGCGAGTCAAGGCTTAGCGAGTTCGAGCGAGAGATCGCTGGCATTCTGGCTGGCAAGGTCGAGGAGAAGCGGAAGGCGCCAAATCTGTCGCTTGGTGGTGTAAGTGAAGAAGACTTCGAGAAGCTTCAACAGCAAGTAGCGATGCTTATGGAGCGGAATGCTCAATTGGAGCAAGCTATCGCCAAGCCAGGGGTTAAAAGGCGACTATGACAGACCTCGACAAGAGCGGCTATGGCTTTCAGCGAGTCAGGACTTATTTAGGCCCAAGTCTTGGTTGGGTAGATGAGCTTGTTCAGCCAAGTACCCATATTACTACCGGAGGGATCCACGTGGTCCTTCCGGGCGAAAGTATGCTCCTTGTAGATGTTGCTGCTACAGTTACTATCCAGCTTCCTGACGTAGTCAAGTGGATGCAGCAGACTGCCTATCAGCCTGCTACTGGGTTCGAGCGGTCGATCTCTGTCAAAGATATTGGAGGCAATGCTGCTAACTTTAACATCGTTGTAGCTCCGTTTGGACAACAGACGATTGACAATGTTCAAGCATCGATTGTAATGTCGACGGCCAGAGCGAATGTTAGATTGGTTCCATTAATTGACTTGACAGGTTGGGCAGTAGAAACCAACAGCGGCGGGGGTGGTGGAGGCGGCGGCGGAGATGTCTTCAAGGCCGGGAACAATACCTTTACTGGGGTCAACACCTTTCAAAACACAATCACTGCTCCGACTATGGTCCTTAGCGACGACAGTATTAATGTCGCTACTACCGCCTTTGTTAAGGGACAGAACTATATCACTGGCGCAGCACTTACGCCATATGCTCTGATTGCAAGTCCGACATTTACAGGTGACCCTAAGGCCCCAACTCCTAGCCCAGGCGACAATGATACTTCGATAGCTACCACTGCATTTGTCCAAGCAGCCTTGGCCGGTTTTACTGGCGGTGCTCCAGTCAATGCAGAATATATAGTTGGCTCACTTAATGGCACTTTAACTAACGAACGAGTCCTTACTGACACGGCTACGGTCACTTGGGATTTATCAACTGCCGGCCAAGCTAAGGCCAATGCGGTTAGTGGCAGTGCAGTGGCTAAGGTTGGCTTCTCTGCCCATAAGAACGGAGCTAATCAAAGCATACCTGCCGCTACCCAAACCAAGGTTACGTTTGGTACTGAAATATATGATATTGGAAGTTTCTATGATCCAGCATTAGCCCGTTGGACCCCGCCTGCTGGCTTGGTTCATATAGATGCTGGCTTGATGATAGCAGGCGCTGCTACTGGGTTTGTGAGCATCTGTAGTGTGTATAAGAATGGAGCTATACTCAAGTCAGGGAACCTGGCTCCCGCTCCCGATGGCTCGGTCGGCACCCAGGTCAGCATTGACGACGAGGCGAATGGTACAGATTTCTACGAGGTCTTTGCATCGGTTCCCCCTACGAGCACTGCAACAATTACTGGCGCTGCACAAGCAACCTTTTTCATGGGCCACCTTCTCGGAGGTCCACAGGGTCCACCCGGCCCATCCGGCGGCGTACCAGAGGCACCATCTGATGGAAGCATTTATGGACGACAGAATGCTGCTTGGGCCAAATCCCAGCCTCTTGATGGCGATCTAACTGCCCTATCAGCATTGGCCGGTACCAACACTATCTATTACCGATCTGCTACGGATACTTGGTCAC